CAAGGATGGGGTGAGTATAATGGTGGTGATGTAAAAATTAAAGACGCTATCCATATTGTATATTAAAAACAAAGTTATGAGTAAGACATATTTTAGTGAGTTCAAAAGTGATGTTGCAGTTGCAATATTAACCAAAGATGACTACCGATATGAAGTAATGAAACCACTATTTGAACAATGTGGTTTTGGTTTTGCTGAGACTAGTTCGGGTTGTGTATTCATAGATGGTGAAGTGAAGTTAACCAAAGATGAATTGAAGTGGGTTGAAGCACATGAGTTGGCACACATAATGTTGAAACATACAAAGGATAGAAATGATAATGATGAAATTGCAGCTGATATGTTTGCAATCATTTTACTAAAAGATAAAGGATATACCAAAGCTGCACAATTAGTAGAGGATAAATTTGAAGAAAGACATAAAAGAAAATTATAAGTTATGAGATTAAAATTTGAAATTTCACCACAATTGATAGGTAGGTTTGAAGAAATATTAACTAAACAATTAGGATTACCTATAAGAAAAGTTGATATAAACGATATAGGTTCACAATATCAATTTGAATTTTGTGATAATAGAACCGGTGGAAGATGGCATTTTGAATTGGACAAAAGATGTCATGGTGGAGCATGGTATAAATTACATTGTTCTAATCAAGAATTAGATTTACCAATTCATTACATTAAAGACATAAGAATATTTTGTCAGCAAATAGTAAGATTAAAACAAATGCAAACTGATTATGTAAATAGTAAATAAAATAATATGAAACGACCAGAAAATTTTGAAACAATAGATAGAGTAGATTTTAATATTGACGGACATGATTTTTATTTTGATGTAGATAATTTACAAAATAAAAAACAAAGTAGTTGGTTATGGGTATTTTGTAACGGACAAATATTAGGTGATTATGCAGTTCTATTTGAATTAAAATGGGAACATGATTGTTATAGTATGAAAAAATGTGTACTAGGTGAGGGAACAATTGGTAATTATATATTTCAAGACGATTTGATACACCCAAAGTGGATGAAAACAAAAGATACATTTATTGAATATATTTCAAAATGTATTTCAAATGAAATTAAAGACGGAACTTTCCAAAATTAAAAGTTATGATTATGAATTACAATATAATACTTTCAATGGTATTGATATGTTTACCTTACGAAATGGAGAAAGAAGAAGTTAGAGTGAACAAATTAATAGAAACGATAACACCCGAAATCGTAACACTAACTACATACAAAGCAAGTGAAAGTGAAACGGATTCAACACCAAATATTACAGCAAGTGGATTTAAGATTACTAACCCAAAGAAACATAGAATAATTGCAGTTAGTAGAGACCTCAAGCGAAAGTATAAATTCGGACAAAAGGTTAGGATAACAGGTGCCGGAAAATACAACGGAACTTATAGAGTACATGATGTAATGAACAAACGATATAGAAATAGAATTGATATATTGATTGGACATAACGACAAACAAACAAAATTAAAAAAAGTAAAAGTATATAAATTATAAAACATGGGACAATATTATAAGATAGTAAATATCAAAAAGAAACAATACATATCACCTCACACATTTGGCGATGGTTCAAAGTTAATGGAATTTAGTATGTCAGCTAGTGGTGTAATGGCCGGATTGGCAATACTACTTGCTGACGGAAATGGTAGAGGTGGTGGAGACTTACATAGTACAAACGGTATCGTAGGTAGTTGGGCAGGTGATAACATTGTTGTTGCAGGTGATTACGCCGATGAAGGTAAGTTTGTAAAAGAAGCTGACCGAAATCTTTACAATGTAGCAAGTAATGAAGGTGAGGACATATCGGTAAAAGTATTGGATGCATTATTTGATGACCAATATTTCTTTTCGGAGTTTAGAAAGAATAGAGCGGGATGGAGTACCAATGATGCCGTAGATGATTTGATTAAACAAAAATTAAAAGATAAAGGATTATCGGAAACTAAAAAACATAAAATACAATCCTCAAAAAATCCAAGTATTCAATACAATGTAACGGAAGATAACGGAAATTGGGAATGTGATTGTCCATCTTATACATACACAGGTGGAACGGAATGTAAACATATTAAACAACTTAAAACAAAATAAAATAACATGGCAAAAGCAGTACAAACACAAATGAATGAATTTAGAAGATTAGATGATGGTCGTATCGTATTGGATGGATTAGTCTGGTCTCAACATGCTGAAAAGGCAATTGAAATAAAAAATGAAGATAATGGATTTAAAGTACTTAATATCAAATTGGATGGAATATCTTACTATCCAATTGGTTATGACAAACGAAAAAAGAAATAATATGAAAATATCGGACAAAACAAAAATAATGGTTGTATATTTCATATTGATATTGGTACTTATATTCTTTAATGGATGTACAAAAGAAGGATTTTTACAACCAAATAGAAATATTGAAATGAGTATTGATACCCGTCTACCAAAAGATAATAACGGGTATTCAATATTCAATTTGTATTCTACACAAACACAAAACATACACACAATATCTGGAAGTATTAGAGTGAACGGAAATATACCAATTGAACCACGTGAGAAGATAGAGTGGGAAAGTTCACACTATTGGGTATTGAAACAAGGTGAAGATATTGGTATGATATATCGTAGGACATGGCGAGGGTTGGGTTGGCAAATAGTGGATAGTATTAAGGTAGTAAATCTTAAAACATCACAGGTTCCAACAATCAATAAGGTGTGTTACAATTCCGCGGATGGTAGTATCAATACAGTAATAGCTCCGATGTATAATATGAAAGGTGATACAATGACAATCGTTGCAAGGATAGGAAATATAACAAAAGTTGAAAAAATTATTTTGAAATAACAAAAATTTGGTGTATATTTATTAAAAGAAAGTAACTATGGCAAAGTCAAATGAAGAATTTATGAAACAATTATCAACTGGTTCCATTGGTGGTGATGAAGATTTTTTATATGAACAATACATTGCACAAGAACAAATGAATGAAGAATATTGGCAATGGAGAAGTGTACAAACTCATTCTATATTTCCGGATGAAGTTCAATATAATGATGAATATTATAAATCAAGTTATCTACCAACACCCGATGAGGAGGCAGAAAACTTTAAACAATTAAAACAAGATGGACATTCTTAGTGAAATAATTGAAGCATCAAATCATATGATAGATGCTTTAGAAGAAAACGATTTCTTTTTAGAAAATCCTTTTTTAGAACAAATATCTTTAAGGAGAGCATTACAAATTAGAATGCAACAAAAATGGGAACAAGAAAATGATATGTTTTTGACCGATGAAGAATTTTTAGATGTTTGTCAAAGTGTTTCAAATAATGAAATTGCAAACACAATTGAAAGTTTGGTTGACAAAGGGGCACTTAATATGAGTGTAAACGAAGATGGTGAAATACTATATTCAGCAAACAAAGATTATGAATGGGAAAAAGATGATGACGATGAATTTTAATAAGACCGATGACGAATTAAAAAATATGAGTGATGATGAATTGTTTGAATATTTAGATGCAAAAGCAGTATACTTAAAAAAATACACATCACCATTGAGTAGTTATAAGACAAAAAAGTTTGCAAGTATTGGGGCAGCAATATCCAATACTAAATTTGATTACGATAGTGTGAAACAAATAGCAAAAGAGAACGAACAAAAAGGATACGAAAAATTTATAAAAGACAAATACAAATAATATGAACTTTGAAAATTACAAGAAAGGATTTGAGAAACCAACAATTATTACAGCACAACAATATGGTACAAAAATATCAGTAGAAGTTGACCATAGTGATTTAACTTTGGATGAGGTAATGGACACATTCCAAACTTTAATTATCGGTTTGGGTTATCACGAAAATTCATTTAAGAATTGGGTAATTGATAGAGCAAATGAATATAATGAAACGGATGCAGAGGAACTGAAACAAAAGTTAGAATCATGGAAATTTGATGATGACAATGATATTGTATTAAGACATCAATACGAAAGTCGTGAGGACTTGGAAAATGATTTCTTTGGCCAATGTAGTGATGAAGATTATAAAGGTCAATTTGAAGATTGGAAAAATGAAACACCTGATAATAGATATTTAGCAACGGAAGAAGATGAAAATGAATTTGATGATTATGGTATGAGAATTCCAGAAGATAGAGTAAGATTTGAATGGGGTGATGAAGCAGAAGATGACAATTTATTTGAAGGTGATGAATGGGAAGCAAATGATGAATTGAAAGCTGCAAATGAAAGGTATAAAAGTGAACTGAAAAAAATGAATACTAAAAAGAAAAAAGATAAAAAATAGTGGGATTCAATCATTGTTATATATCAACAATTGAAAACCTACAAAAAGAATTAGATAATGTGGGTTTAGAAGTATTTGTTAAACGATACCAAAAGTATGAATGTTTAACGGGTCCAAGTGAATCTATGAATTTTATAGAAGATAAAGTAAAGTTATGGCATACAATAAATTTAGATGGTGGACAAAGGGTAAAACACATAGACCACTAAAAGCAGATGCACCTTTATTGTTGAAAATTCGTAATGGTGATTTTGATTATTCGTATATGTTCAATGAGGCAAAACAAATGAGAGAAACCCAACACAAAACATATCAGCAAGCATATGACAATTATGGTGGAACGGACGAGAGGAATAGAATACAGGCTGCATTGGAAGTATCACAAATGAAAAGAGTAAAAGCTTTGAAGTTAGAATTTGAAGCAAATAGAGATGAGAATATGATATTGTATAAACTACGAAGTGAACTTACTAAGGAATTTGGTAAGGATTTGTGGGATAAGGCAATGGAACGAAGTAGAGGTAAAGGTACATTGGAAGATTTATATAATTGGTATAAGAAACAATGTAAAATTGGAACTACAAAGTCGGAAACTGACATACAATTAAAAAGACCTAATATTAAAGGTTTGGAATATTTATTGTAGATGAAAGATACACCAATTATATTACACATAAACTTAGAAAATCAATCAGTTAATGGTTGGTTAGAACAAAACCGCTACATTATTTTTTCAGAATTAGTTAGATATTCCAAAAAGTTACTAACTGAGGATTTGGATAATGTTCAGGCTATAATGGTTTCAAATCATTATGATAATTTAGTATTCATTCTAAAGAGAGAAAATCTTAAATTGACTTTGGAAAAAGCAATGGAATATTTTATGGATATAGAAGAATATGAAAAATGTGCCGAAATTCGTGATTTGGATATACTTATTCAAAACTTAGAAAATGAAGCAGGAAATATTAAAGCTCGTAAATCAAATCAAAGAAAATCTTAAATCAATAGACAAAGACGGACTTTCTCATCCATTAATTGATGATGTCTACGAAAAATTAGAATTGATTGAAGATGAAATTTATGAAGATGATGCACAAGCAGACGCGTTATCTTTTGAAGATGATGATTATTAATTAAAACAAAACAAATGAATAGGTTATTTTTGGGTATTATCTGGGGCACACTCGGACAGATATCGTCTTTTTTACAATTACAAGGTAGTGTCAAATATGGATGGTTTACAAAATATCCAATACTAATATTATTAAGTTCAATACCCGCTGCATGGTTTTACATTAAATCAGTAGAAAATTTAGTTGGTTGGGCAGATGGTGAATTATGGCCATCTCGTCTTATTGGGTTTGGTATTGGTATTATTGTATTTGTAGGTTTAAGTGCTTTATTATTTAAAGAACCAATAACTACAAAAACATTAGTTTGTTTGGGATTAGCGGCCAGTATATTAGGAGTTCAAATATTTTGGAAATGATAAGAAAAATGGAAACAGCTAAAGTTGGTGAGGACTTATACGAAATAGTAAAGAAATTACCAATACAAAGATTTACAAAAGAGGTAACGGGTGAATACGCAGAAGCTTTAAAAAAGTATTATGGAGTTGAAAAGATATTAAAATTTAATCAAACACAAGAATACTTATTCGTAAATTTAATAGAGGAATTACAAATAATAACAAATGATAACAAAGAAACAAACGAAAGCAACGAATCGCAAAGCGATGGGTAAGAAAACGAGAAGTGAACAATTAAAAAAGAAAAACTATCGTAGACATACATAAACATCATGCATGCCATGTAGCGTACGGGGATACCATTTTTGATTGGGTGTCCCCTTTTTTATTTGGTAGAATGAAATAAAAATCGTATATTTAAGTTATGAAAAATAAAGTAGAATTATTAGGATATTATGGAAGTGATATAACACATGCACAATCAGCATGGACTTCAACGAGTAGGGATATTACGGACGAGAAAAAAGTTCGCATACCAAAGTTATTAAATATGTTAGCAAGTGAGGGGCATGAGACACCTTTTGAAAAAAGTTCGTTTCATTTTTTAGTAACAGTTGACCAAGCTACTCACATACATTTATTGAAACATAGAATTGGAGTTAGTATCAATGGTGAAAGTGCAAGATACAAAGAATTAAAAGAGGACAAACTTTATATTCCAGAAGATTGGAATAGTGAATGGTCGGGTAGATTGAGTGTTTTTACTGAAAATGCAAATCATTGGTATCATAAATGTTTGGAGGAACTTACACCGATATTGGGTAGAAAACGAGCAAAAGAGAGTGCAAGGTTTTTCAAAACATTTAATTCTCAAATTGATATGGATGTTATGTTTAATTTCAGATCGTTTGTTCATTTTCAAAGATTAAGAAATAGTGAACATTCACAATTAGAAGTTAGGGAGTTGGCACAAATGATGTTAGATTTAGTAAAAGGAATTGAGGGCAATCCATTTGAACACACATTAACGGCATTTAATTTATAGAATATGAAAGAACAATACGCAAAACAAATAATAGAATGGGCAGAGGAAGCAAAACAATATTTGACTATCCGTAAAGAAATTATATTAGACGAAAATACTACCGACCAACAATTGGGTAGTATAATTAGACAAATGTATAATTCAAAAGTTCAGACACAAAACGAAACAATAGAAAATACAAAACAAAATACAAAATAAAATGAGAAAATTAGAATGGGTTATTGACAACAACAAACTACAAAAGAATAAAGATATTGTAGTGGTATTACCAATATTAAAATTATGGTATAGTAAAAAATATTACGCAGGGCCGAATACATTTACACCGGCATTTGGAATAGCAATTAGTTGGTTAAAGTGGAATTATTATTTCACACTACAAAAAAAGTAAACAATGAAATCGGAAAAGATTATGGCACTCTATAAACGGAAAAAAGAATTACAAGAGCAAATCATCTATTTGGAGAAATTTCAGGGAGTGAATTGGTTAGGTAAATGGGGTCGTAGTATAAGATTAGAAAGATTAAAAGAAAGGTTTGCAAAAGTAGAAAAACAAATAACAGAATTAAAATCTAAAAAATAAGTTATGGAATTATTAGTAACAATTGTTATAGTCTTTATGGTAACATTTGCAATATTTGGTATAATTGATATGATTAAACAAATAAATAAAGTAGATGAAGATTAAAGGTTGGGAAAAAATAAGTGGATATACTTACAAAGGTTATTCAATAGTCAATCCAATACATAATGCAGCGGAAACAAATTACCAAGCGACTATATTGAATTTTAACTTACCTCACAAACCAATGTGGGAATTATCAGTATTAACACCTGGTCATAAATTTAGAACGGGTCTATGGAATACGGATACATTTTTTATTATACTAAAGGATGATAATAAATTTAATGTTAACCATGAAATGACAAAACAAATGATGAAATCTATTTCAAATTTCAGACAAACATTTGAGGAAATGGTGGATGAAATATTGAAAATACAATTAACATCGGCACCACAATTTAGTAGTCATTCTTTTAATGTAAACGGAACACAAAGAATGCATATCAATTCAAACGGACATGCAACGATAGGTGGTGGAATTATAAATAATGTAAACAATAATGGAACTACAATACCATACGGACAAATGGTACAAAGTATACAAAGTATGCAACAAACAATTACAAACTTAACAAACGATGCTAACAATAAATAATTTAAATAAAATAGTTAGATATCCAATAGGATATTCTTTTCGTGTGAAGTCAATGGTTTGTGGGCACATGGTATATCATATCAGTTTAATAGATGGTAAAGGACAATTTAGAGACTTAAAACTTAATCGTATCAAAAATAGACGAGGTAAATACACAATATCACATGGGAATTATTCTTTGTATTTGAAATTTTCAGACATACAAAATATAGATACCTTTTGTAAACAAATAAAAAGATTGTTATGCTAAAAATAAAAAACATACAAACAATAATCGGACAAGAATATAACGAAGTGTTTAATATTATTGGAGTTAAAGAACATAAAGACCACTACGAATTTACATTAGGATATGATGCTACTATAAAACCGGCAGTAGAAACAATATTACTACATAGAAAAAAAACCGATAACGGAATGTATGTTATGGAATACAATAGTAAAACCCTTTGGTTAAATACGAATGAGTTTGACACTACGGATAAAATTATCATTTGCATGCAGACTATCTAATTTGGTAAAGTGAAAAATTTGTCGTATATTTACTATATGAGTATAGGATATGCATGTATAAACCTTTCATTAGGTAAAAAGATTACAACGAACAGGACAATGGTCAAACGAACTTTCTTAGCAAAGGGTATTGACTATGTATCGGATTTGGTATTGCAGAATGTTGCAGACCTAGAAAAGATTATAGACTGGAATGAGGAAAACGGAATTAAAATGTATCGTATGAGTTCCGATATGTTTCCGTGGGCAACCGAATATGAATTTACTGAATTAAAAGATTGGAACGAAATACATACAATACTACAAAGATGTGGTGCAAAGGCAACAAAGTATAAACAAAGATTATCATTTCACCCCGGTCCGTTTAATGTATTAGTATCACCAAAAGAAAATGTGGTATTGAATACGATTAAAGACTTAGAAGTGCACGGCAGAATTATGGACGCAATGGACTTATCTAAAACACCTTACAACAAAATAAACATACATTGCAACGGGGTTTATGGTGACAAGATTGCAGCAATGGATAGGTTTTGTAATAACTTTGACAAACTATCTAATTCAGTTAAAAGTAGACTAACAATTGAAAATGATGACAAGGCAAGTATGTATTCAGTTAAAGACTTAATGTATATTCATAATAAGATTAACATACCTATTGTATTTGATTATCACCACCACACATTTAACACAGGAGATTTAAGTGAACGAGATGCATTGGCATTAGCAATTACAACGTGGCCGAAAGGTATAACACCGGCAGTTCATTATTCCGAAAGTAAAGCACTACATGAAAACAATATCAAAATTAAAGCACAAGCACATTCCGATTATATTACAACCCTCCCCGATACATACGACATGGGTGTGGACATTATGGTTGAAGCAAAACAAAAAGATTTAGCAATATTAAAATTTATATAAAATGATAACAGGTTACTTAATAATGATAATATATCCAATAGGATTTTTATTGACACTAACATTTTTCAAATACTTTGGAGTGAAAATCGGATTTGATTATAATGGTTTTGCAAATTCTAAAGATTGGTATGATGACTGGGAAAGTAATGAACAAGCATTTACTGCATTCTCTATATTTTGGCCGGTGATGATACCTATGTTATTAGTAATGGGTATTTTCAAAATGATATTCAAATTTGGTAAATGGTATATAAAGAAATAATATGAAAAACTTAATTATAATAGGACACCCTGATAAAAAGAGTTTCTGCTACAATGGTATTAAGAAAACGATTGAAGGATTTTTAAAAGAAAATAAAGAGGAAACATGTATAATTGACTTATACAAAGAAAATATAACATTTGAATTTTCAAAAGATACAATCAAAAGATACAAAGAGTTAATAACATGGGCGGATAGAATTTATTTTATATCTCCCGTTTGGTGGTTTAGATGCACACCTGCAATGGAGTCATTCTTTGACCAAATATTTACACCAGGGTTTGCATATAAGTTTACACCCGTTACAAAAGTGTATGGTTATCCAACACCTTTATTGAGTGATAAAAAAGTTAGAACTTATTTGACACATGGTGCACCTGCATTACCTGTATTAACAATGTATTTCAATTCAGTTAAATTGAGGTTAGTTATGGGCGTGTATTCATTTGTATTCGGTTGGTTTAAGACAAAAACTCGTCAATTTTGGAGTGTACCCTTTGTTTCACATAATGAGAGGTTGGTATATTTGGAAAAAGTAAAACAAGATATTAGAAACGATTTAAAGGGATAGTATGAAAATAATATACATGCAAAGGACAATTGAAATGATTGTTAAAAATGAAATTGAATTGTCAGCAGATAGTTTATTACATACCAAACCAACAAGAGTTGAAACACACAAAGAACAAAACTATTTAGTATATGAGTTTGACAATAAAGAATTATAAACAATTAGAAGGTTGGGCACATCACTACAAAGACTTTAGAATAGGTGAAGTGATTGAAACCGAAACGGAATATAGTTTTAGAGTTGCATATAATTCTATGCCATACACAATAAAAATATTTAGAAACGGAACTACGACAAAAGAATATGAAATAGTATTAAGAGATGGTGCAGATATAACACAATATTGTAGAGAATGGATTGTAGGTAGAAAATTAAAATCATTAGAACTAACTGCATTAATATTTGAATCATTGATAGTAAAATGTAAACCAAAAGCAAAACAAACACAGGGTAATATAAATTTCAATAACCCGTTTTAAAACAAATAATATGAAAATAGAATTAGGATTTAGTTTCTTAAGTAAAAGAGAAACCTTATTAGGATTGCAAATAACCACACATAACGGAGTGACTGCACAAAATGACACATTGTATAGTGAACGTGCGGTAGAGTTTAGTATTGGTATTGTATTTGCAATATTAACAATAGGATTCGTTTCATTGGGTGAAAAGTTAGATATACCCGAAATGGATAATGTAAAGAGAGCGATGAAAGCTTTTGAAAACGAAATGGATAAATAAAAAAGACAATGGTAAATAGAATTGATGCATTAGCTCACGACGATACAAACGATAGGATAATTGCAAAATCATTTTTAGAAAATCAAGGTTGGTGGGATATCAAACTGGGTGGAAAATATGATTTGGATTTAGAAGTACCTAAATTTAAAAGAGGATGTGATATTGAAATGATTAACTACGGAATGGATAGGTTTGAAAAACATAATCATTTTAGAATACCTGTTAGAAAACATAAATATTGGAGTGAATTGCCAACATACAAAGACAAAAACGAAAATGAAAAATACAATAAGTACCACGATTGGTATATAGATTATATTCAGTTTCTTAACAATGATTTGACTGAATTGCTTTGGTATAATTGGAAAACAATAAAACACTACAAAGATAATTTATATATTGATAATACATTATTAAAACAATGGAGTGAACGAGAAAGTAGTTTTATAACAATACCCTACAATTATATAAAAGAATTTAGTGGAATTAAACATTACAAATTAATAAACGGATTATGGACAAGACAAATCAATTAATAGGAGACTTTAAACAATTTATAACAATTGAAAGAAGGGAATTGAATCAATTACAAGGATTAGCAGATGAATTGATGGATAAGGGTAGTAAGATAGAAGATGCAGGAATGTATCAAAAGGGAATAGGTATAAACTATGCAATTGAATGGATAAAAGAAAATAATATCTACAATAAAGAATTTGAAATAAAAGGATAGTATATGTTAACAATACAAAACTTAAATAAATTAAACAATAAAACATTGGGTAAGAAAAACTTTTATGTTGCAAGAATTGAGGAACAATTTAGTATTGATGGCCACACATATAGTGCAAGTGAATATCAATACAAATTTGAATTGTCTAATATGAAATATGCAATAACAGTTATATTGAATAGGAATGAATGGAATACTAATACATACAAATTACAAAGTAGTACAGGACATGTACTTTATATAACCCTATTAGATATTCGTAATATGGATATATTCATTGACAAATTAAGATATGTTGCATTAGGTTAATACGAAACCACAAACCACGAACCGAAGGGGCGGGGGTTGGGGTGAGTCGTTTTAGGAAATTTTTTTGATAGTCATGCAAAGTCAAAACAATAACAATAATAAGATAGTAATAACAAATAAAACAATAGTAAAATGGAAAAGATTAAAAAGATTTGGAATGTAGTAAGTGTGCCAACGGCATTCTTTTTGGGTGGGATGTATATGTTAATGGGCGAAGTAGGATTAGGATGTTTATTCATTATGTTTGCAACCAATGAAGTAATTAAAAATTAATGAAGTGAAAAAACAAAAGGCACAAATACAAAAGATAGTAAAGGAATACAAAGATGCAACTACTTTAGAAATCTGGGAAGGTTTTAGGGATAACTTTATATTTGGATTTTTGGGTGCAACCCTTGTAGTGTTTATTGCTACTAAAACTGACATTGCAGTCCTATTGGCATATTTTAGTTATTACTTTTTTATGGCAAAGATAGTCAATAGGCCAAAATATGTAACGGACTTGGGTAAAATGATAGTGTTTCCAATACCCTCTGCGTTGGGTGCATTTACCGGTTATAAATTGTCCTATGTAATATTAGAGTTATTAAAGTAAATTTGAAAAGTAAGATAAAATAAATTCAGCTAATAGTAATGTATGTAAGGCAAACAATAATGTATATAGTATGTATAATGATAATGTATGTACTATGGTTAAGAGACTATATAAAGCATAAAAATAAATAAAAGGATATGATAGGAATAATAGTAGTAATGATAGTAAGTGTAATAGTAATGTATAACCAACATACAAACTATATGAACGATAAAAAGAAAATAAAGGAATTAGAAGATATGCTGGATAGGTACTATAAGGAAAGGGAAAAACGATTAAAGGATAAGGGATTAATAAAATAAGATAGTATGAATAACAATAAGATAACAAAGAAAGATATAATAGAAGGAATAGGGTTTATCCTTATGGTAGTAAGTATAATAACCCTAATAGGTGCAATGTATCAATTACGAGAAGTGAACAAAGAGGTTAAGGAATTAAGAACTATAATGAGTAAGTAAGTGTTAACGATTAAGAATATAAATAAGATAGTAGATCAAAGGATAGTGAATGAATGGTATATAAAGACAATGCAAGGAATGGTACGGGTTATGGATACCAACGGAACGCATAAGGAGTTATACCAAATCGTTATACAAAACAAAATTACCAATAGTGAGGGTAAAATATATTTAGATAGGGAATATAAGAATAAAGAAATAAAACATTGGTACGAATTATATTGTGAAAGGGGTGGTAAAAAGAATTCACATCTAATAAGAAAAAATACAATCAAAGATATTAAAGAACTATTGGAACATATAAAGGTAGTTGCACTGGATTAATAAAGATAGTATATCAAACAAAGGTATATCAAAATAAATAATTCAGTGTTAATTAGTGGGTAAAAGTGGTAAATTGTGTTAAAGAGTGTCAAAAGTTATTATGTGTCAATTTATAGAATTACATACTTACACACTACAAAGAAACTAAAACCCTATAAAAGTATATCAGTAAAAGTGTTTATATCCCACCCATTTGCTACTAGCAACAAATTTTTTTCCCCTATACGAAAATATACCGAAAAATTTTCTGTTGTAGCACGGACCTGGTAGAAAAATATTCTGTCAAACCCTTACTGGCAGTGGATTGCACGGGTTTAGTAAAGTGAATTTATTTTAGTCGTCCTCTGAAACTCAATGGTGGCAAGGGTTGGACGGGTCCTGCTGATATTAGTCAAATATATTTTAAAAAAGTAAAGTAATCCCTTTACCGAATCCCGGAAAAGTAAAGTTATAGGTTGACCTGTGCAACTCGTTGATAATCAATATGTTGGTATAACTGACTGATTTTCAACGCTTTAGAGTGTTCTTATATAAGATATTATGTTAAATGGATAACTTATTCAGTATCAATGAGTTATGCTCAAAAAAACATATAACTGATATTATGTTAAATCCTGGCCCGTAACTGGTTGATTATCAATGAGTTATAACAGATTGATTCTTAATGACTTACATATAGTAAAAAATGATATGTGCAACTGGTTGATTGCCCATAAAAACTTTTCAAAATAGTTTCAAAAGGCCATTGCCAGAATCAAAAAAAGTCGTAATTTAGTGTATTGGGTTGAAAGTAAGACCCCTCACATATAAAAAATTGTAATATGAATAATAGAATGACAAACGAATTTAACCTTTATACGGAAGTCGCGTATAATACATCTCGTAACGAAAAACCTCAATATCGTAATTTTTCGGCTAGTAAGTTTAACATACCTACAAAACCGAATAGTATTGTTGAGTTTAAAGACTTTATGGGTCGTACACATAAGGTAGTATGTAAAAATAATACCGAAGTGAAAAAACAAATGAAGTTTTTCGCTGAGTTGAAAAAAGAGTCTTTGACTATCAATCAAATCATTTTATCTTATCCTATTAGTATGGGTAAAGTAGAAAAAAAGTTTGTTAGTCAATGTCGTAAAGAGTTGAAACAAACTTTAGGTTTGTCAAAACGAGCTATTGATATAGTGTTAGGTTAATCTAACACTATTTTTGTTAACCATTAAAATTGTAAAGTAATATGAAAAGTAAAGTAAATGTAAAGAGTAACTATAAGATAAAATCAGTTACCAAAGAATTGAAGTTAAAAGAAAATAAGTTTGTACCTACTGACTACATACTATATAAGGTAGTAAGTCCAAATAAAGATATAAAGTATTTCAGTAATAAAAAGGACGCTACTCAATATGTCAATAAGTTAACTAATACGAAAATGAATATAGTGGATGCGTTCACCGAAATCAAACGATTAGAGAATATGAAGTTACCAATTAAAACAATATAACAATGATAGGAATAATAATCTTTTTGAGTGTGGTATATATCGGACACACATTAAACTTAACCGATAAGGATATTAGATTTGAGGACATTAAAAAGTAATTAGTATGAATAGGAAAAAACGAAACGATAGAAACCACATAGTATACGAAATAGTTAATACTGAAAATGGTAAGAGTTATATTGGAGTTACTGCGGCTATTGGTAGACGTTTCCATTATTCTGCAAAGTTAAGACTACAAAAACATTTCAGTAGGGCTCGTAAAGAAAACAAAAACTGGTCCTTATACAATGATATGAGAGAACACGCACAAGAGGTATACGATTTGTTTATAGTAAAGATAGTAAGAGGTAAAGCTGCCGCACACCAATACGAAACAAAGCAATTGCAAAAGTTTCATTATGAATTAAATAGTACACATTAATATGCAAAGGTCAATACCCTGGTATCCATTCAACGAAGTAATTAAAAACATTAAAAGATAATAGTATGAGTAAGAGTAAAGTAAAAGAAATTAAATTAGGTAAGAGAGGTTATAAAGCCATAGTAAAGAATAAGAAATTCAATTTCGGTGATGGTAAACATATCTACGAAGTGATTGAGTTATCAGGACCGAAGATGGACAAACCTCGTATCTTTGTTGACGAAGAAAGTGTTCGTAAGTATGTAGGTGAGATTGAAGTAGAAACTAAAATGGATAAGTTAGAAACCTCATTGATAAAAAATGTATTGAGTAAGAAAGATAAAAAGGAATTGATTGCAACTAATGTATTAGAAGGTGCTTTGGTTTCAAACAAATTATCTTTAGACACTGCGTATTCAACTTACTACAACGGCGGTAGTATTAGTGTAGAGACCACAACTGCTAACGGCGAAGATACTGATAAATAATTAAACACCATTAAAACTATAATATGAATAAGAACAACACACCAAATCATTTAATTGACCCGATTGATACACCAAACGAAATTTGGTTAAACAAAGTAGGATATGATTCAGCAAACAAACGAATGGTTGCTAAAGTATATAAACACCTTTACAATGTAATGGAGTTAATGAGTAAACCATCGTGGACTGCAATCATTAGGGAAATGTTAATTGAAGATAACAAATTAGGCAAAGTAAGTCTTAACGGATACTATTCAACGATACGCAAGAACTTAAAAGATATCGGAGTTATCCAATACAACGGACGCAAAGGATTGAGTAAGGGCCCTAATTGGGACAGGTTTTATG